ACTGGATTCAACTGCTTTGACTTGGAAAATGAAATCCATCCTATTGATGAAAATCGTGCCAAGACTTTTGCTGAAGAAAACATGGATGATGCCGATTGCTACGAAGCTGTATTTGGCAAGGTTGAGGAGTGAGATTTTTCAATGGAACTGAGATTTGCGATTGCAACTGTAGTTGAGATAATAGCTTCAGTCTTGCTTGTTTTGGGCGTAGCATATGAAGATAAGCTTATTGACTTCGAGGATGCCATTGAGACGAAGATAGCAAGATGGATTGCCATGAAAATAATAAAGAAGAGAGGTGTAAAAAATGATAGAAGGGATGACAATCAGAGATGCGGCTGAACGCTGGGTTCACGAAATGAACGCAATCCCGCAGGGCATGATCGAGAAGCTGATGAACATCGGCGACGGGGACATCTACGAGGTGACTGAACCTGCGGTAGGTGACAGAGTTTACTGCTACCAGCCGCTGAGCGAGCATTGCGGCGTGATCGAGGACATCTACGAGGATGGCAGGTATCACATCCAGCTTGACAATGACTCGTGGACGGATGCAGAGCGCGATGACTTTGAGGTCGAGTACGATGATGCTCTTCCGATGTGGGGTACAATGTGGTCGTTTGGCGACTCAGCAGATGATTGGTGGCTTGAAGAGGACGACGGAATCAAGCTCATGTCCGAGTGTGGGTTCCGCGTTTACGAGTCTGAGGACTTCGGGTTCATCTTCGGTATCGACGGCGCTGGATATGATTTCTACGAGTCGCATTGGATTCCGCTCTATGAGGCAAGAGGGCTTCAGTGGCACGACCCAGTAGCAGAGCAGGAATACCAAATGACGAAAAAAGGATATAGTAAGAGAATGCTCGGTTCGAGTATGTATTGGATGAATGCTAATGGAGATGTTGTTGAGGAGGTGGCGGTTAGGTGAAAATTCGAGACGAACTTTTTGTGCGAATCAAGGGACTCGCTTATGCACTTGATTTGTGCTTGGAAGAAGCAAGAGATGTGAATGACGAGTTCTTCAGCTCGGCGATGGTCATATCGGGAATCTTGACATCTGATATTGAAGCAATAGAACAAGAAAGAAAATGATACATGGGAGGGTCGTGATATGAAAGAAAGAGTGATAGAAGTAACGGAAGAAATGGCGAGCAGAATTATTGAAGAGCGCACACCGAGAGGTTTGTTTGTAGCGAAAAATGGAGATTGTTTTATAGCAATAGACAACTCAACAGGTGATGCGTGGGTAGAAGCGTTTAGCACTCTGGATATGTGTGTTGAATGGCTGGCTTGGAGCGATGACGATTATGAATGAATCACTTATGGATGCTCTTAAAAAGGCTGGCTATCCGCAAGAGCAGATGTTCAATCATTGCTCGGATCTGTATATATACCTTACGCCGCTTACGAAAAGAGTTGTCGATAAGTGGTTTAAGGAAAACAAGCTTCATAAAAGTTTGTTTGTCGATACATTTAGAGACCAAATCACGGGTAAGTCGATGTATGACATTGCGTTTCAGTACGAACCGTACTGGAGTGAGAAGTGAAGGAGTGATAGCAGTGCAGACATCAGAAATCACACCGGGATTAGACGCTGTATTTATGCCCGGAAAAATTCACGGATGTGAAGACGAACTTTACATTGTCTATTTCAATGAACAGGCAGATGAAGGCAATGGCTGCATGGAAATTGAAATTGTCGATTATGAGACTATTTTGAAACTCTACAATGATGTTGAAGGCAATTATATTGATTTCTTCGATCTGATGCCTGATTACTTCCAATGTGAGTGGAAATATGAGACTTATGGAACTGCCGATTTCGATGAACTTTGCGATGCTTATCAAGATGCCGATTTTATTTACGGTAGAGATGGCGATGCAGAAATGGAGATGTACTTTATTGTTAATTGGGCAAAACAACGCGAAAAAGCTATTATGGAGGTGCAAAAATGAGGGCGAGAAAAGAGCTGGAAAATACCACAAACCTGTTGATTGTAACGATTGGCAATGATGGAGGTGTCGGCGAGCTGTTTCAGCTTGGTAAGAAATGGGCTTCGGTGATATGGAGCTTCGGTGGCGGCTGGGAGCATGTCAGCGTTTGTCCATATAAGAGAAGCCATACACCAACATGGGAAGATATGTGTCGATTGAAAGATATGTTCTTTCGAGATGATGAAGTGGTCGTGCAATATCACCCAGCGAAAAGCGAGTATGTGAATAATATGCCGAACTGTTTGCATTTGTGGAGACCCATTGAACAGCCGATGCCAACGCCACCAGCAATTATGGTTGGCATTAAGGCTGGGCAGACAGACGAAGAAATTAGAAAAGCCATCAAGGAGGTGTGTGAATAGTGGCATATCAAAGAAAGACCAGAGATGTTTGGGAAGTTCAGGGTTTCTACTATGGAGAGTGGGCGCGTCTGACAACGGAAGAAACGAGGAGTGAAGCGATTGCGCAAAAGAAGTGCTACGACGAGAACGAGCGAGAATTTCCGCATCGCATAAAGAAAGTTAGAGAGAGGCTGTGAAAATGAAACACCCTGATGATTGTCCTATACCGTTTGAAACATATACGGCTGATATGTGGAATGGTAATGAGCCGAGCTGCAAGGGAAGCTACTGGTTTAGCAATGATGAGTGGATCATAGCTGAAAAATGGGAGTGTCGCTACGGCGGCGGCGAGACCATTAACGACCAAATTGTGCAATGCAATTTTTGGATAAATCGCAAAATATGTATTCATATTGCCCGTAATCATATCTGGATTGTAGACAACAGGTATACTGGGCGCACTGACTTTTGGGAATATAGTGATTGTGAAGATTTTAAAATGCCGGGGTGGCCATGCTTCTCAGAAGTGCATCGACATCAACTTGAGCCAGAAAAAATCGGACAAATTTTGAATACGAAAATTGAAAATTGTAAGTTTTGGAATTTAGTACAGGCGAAAGCTAAGTGGATACTCGATAACAAAAAATGAAATCAGAAAGGAAATGAATTATGAATCATGACGAGGCGTATGCCGTTATTTCAAAACATATCTTCGTAGCGAAGATGAGGTTTGAGGGCGATAGACAGTTTGTTATTATTGCTGATGACATTGACGAGGCGGAGCGCGTGGCAAAAAAAGTTTTTAATATGAACTCTGTATTTGTTAATCCAATAGGTTCAACAGCAAATTCGCAAGTGTTTGAAATATAA